ACCTGCAGCTTCTCATGGGCCGGAACGTCACTGTCATCAACACCAGCATGATCGAGCGGCCCTTCAATGATTGGGCTGTCGGGTCTCGCCTGATCGGCATCGAGGAAATCCGGATCAGCGGCACCAACAAGTGGCGGGTGCTGGATCAGCTGAAGCCGATGATCTCGAACGACAGTATCGCTGTGGAGCCCAAGGGCGCGACCCGGTATCACGCGCCAAACTTTGCGTCCTACCTGATGACGACCAACCACCAAGACGCTGTCCCGATGTCGGATAACGACCGGCGGTACTGCGTGATCTTTACCCGGCACCGGCGGCAGGAAGACCTGTTCACGCAGCATGGTGGGCGGGATCAGGCGGCCGATTATTTTTCGCGGCTGTTTGGTGAGAGCGAGCGGCGTATCGACGCGATTGGTCGCTTCCTGTTGGACCGTAAGCTGTCAGCTGACTTCGATCCGACGGGGCGCGCACCCGTGACCGGGGGCCTGTTGGAGATGCGCGAGGCGAATGTTTCTGATGACCGTCAGGCCGTTGAAGAGGCGGTTGAAGACCACGCCTGCGAGATTGTCAGCGCCTCTTTGCTGGACATCACATACCTGAACCGGTGCGTCACAATGGAGGGCGGCACTCTCCCTCAGGGGCGTGTCGTGGCGGGCATTTTGCGCGAACTCGGGTACACGCAGGTCACCAAGAAGCGGATGAAGGTCAACGGGTCTCTGCACTACGTCTGGTTCAACAAGAACGCGATGAGCGACGAGGAGGCGAAGGGTCGAGTGCGCAAGTGGCACGAGGGTGGCGAAGAATTCGTCGATGAACCCTGATGGGTGCGCGGTAAGGCTGGAAAGGTGCGTGGTGGTTTCCACTGCGCACCTTAACTGCGCACCGGATGTTTTTTTCTCTAACCCCTTAAAATTCTTTTCTTTTTTCTACCTAAGGAGAGAAAAAGTATAGGAAAAGTGTGCAGTGTGCAGTGATAAGTCCTAAGGGGGTGGTTTGGGGTGAGTTTGTAAAAATGGGGGTGTCAGGGGGTTTTCACCAAATTTCAAAATATATGGGTCCGGCGGTGACGCGTTTAAAACGACCGCGCACCGAGCACTTCTGTCCCTCTGCGCACCGGTGGGTCACCGCGCCCCTGCCGAGAACAAGGTGCTTCACAGGGGTAATAATTCGCGATATTGTTACCCCACGACCTCTCCATGGGATCGCCTGCCTTGACTTAGCCCAGCCTCGCGGCTGGGCATTTTTCTCGGGCAGAACAGTAAAACTTATCATCAAAGGACAAGACCAATGGCCGGTGGAAAACGCATCTCAATCGACATGATGAAGGCCGCATGCGAGCGGAACTGGACGGTGACGAAAACGGCCCGGTACTATGGCCTGCATCGCAAGTCGGTGGATGCTGCATGCGAGCGCTTCGGGGTGGTTCTGCCGCTGAACGACGCGCCCTTCTTCGGGGACTATGGCGTTCTCCAAGACACCAAGGTGCCGAAGGTTCGTGCGACCAAGAAGCCGAGCAACGCGGTGTGGTCTTGCAGCGAGGCCGCTGTAAAGAAGGCGCTCGAGAAGATCGGACGCGCCTGAGAGGCCAAACTCGACAAGCCCTCTCGGTCGGTGTACCTTTGGGCAATCAACATGAGAGGCTCACAATGTCGCGCCCGACCATACGAACCAATGAACTGGAAGACGACATCCTGTCACGCATCGCCTGCGGGGAAAGCCTGCGGGGGATTTGCGCTGAAAATGGTATGCCGAACATCTCTACGGTTATCAGGTGGCTCGCCGCCGATGAAGATTTTGCGCGCAAGTACACGCGCGCTCGTGAAATGCAGGCCGAAATATTGGCCGATGAGATGCTCGATATCGCTGACAACGACAAGTCTGACCGCATCGACATCAAGGACAAAGACGGCAATATCATCAGGACCGAGCAAAACAACGTCGCCGTGGCGCGGTCTAAGCTGAAGCTGGAACAGCGCCGTTGGTGGGCTGAGAAGCTGCGTCCGAAGGTCTACGGTAACAAGGTCGCCGTTGGCGGTTCTGACGACATGCCTGCCATCAAGACGTCTCAACAACTGGACGTGTCGAACCTCTCGCTCGATGAGCTGGAGGTTCTGGGAGCTGCGCTGCAGAAGTCGCTTGGGAAAGATTGATCTCCCCTTTGCGGTCGACCCAGAGGCCCTCATGAAGGTCATCGAGAAGCGCAAGTGCGAACTCTCACTGGCTGAGTTTGTGAAGGCCGCGTGGCATGTGATCGAACCGGGCCAGCCGTACACCCACGGCTGGCACATCGACTTCATCTGCGCGCACCTCGAGGCCATCACCGACGGCCACCAGTTCGATGACGGCGGGTTCTACAACCGCCTGTTGGTGAACGTGCCGCCCGGCACCATGAAGTCGCTGCTGATCGGCGTTTTCTGGCCCTCGTGGGAGTGGGGCCCGCGCAAGATGCCGTACATGCGGTACGTCTGCGCCAGCCACAGCCAAGAGCTTGCGCTGCGCGACAGCGTCAAGATGCGCCGCCTCATCAAGTCCGAGTGGTATCAGGGGCACTGGGGCGACACCGTCCAGCTGACGCCGGATCAGGACGCCAAGGGCAAGTTCGAAACCACCGCGACTGGCTCGAGACAGGCCTGCGCGTTTGAAGGCATCACCGGCTATCGCGGCGACCGCGTCATCATCGACGACCCGCACAGCGTCAGCGGCGCGAACAGCGATGCGCAGCGCAACACGGTGACCCAGCTGTTTAAGGAGGCCGTCACAAGCCGCCTGAACAACCCCGACAGATCGGCCATCGTCGTGGTGATGCAGCGCCTGCACGAGGAAGACGTCTCGGGCGTGATCCTGTCGAACGCCATGGGCTATGACCACATCATGCTGCCCATGCGCTATGACCCGACCCGGGCCAGCGCCACCATGCTTGGTTATGCCGATCCGCGCGAAGAAGAGGGTGAGCTGCTATTCCCTGACCGCTTCCCTGAGGACGTGGTCGACCGGGATGAAGCGGCGATGGGTCCGTACGCTACAGCGGGCCAGTTCCAGCAGCAGCCTGAGCCTCGCGGCGGAGGTATCATCAAAGACCACTGGTGGCAGCTGTGGGATCGCAAGGAATACCCGGGCATCGAGTACGTCATCGCCAGCCTCGACACCGCGTACACCACTAAGGCCGAGAACGACTTCAGCGCCCTGACCGTCTGGGGCGTGTTCTCCGGGTCTGATGAGGTGCAGGCCACACGTTCGGTCGACCGGTACGGCCGGACCATTGAACTGCGCACCAGCTACCAGTCCGAGAGCCTCGGGCCGGTGCCGAAGCTTATGCTGATGTACGCATGGCAGGCCAAGCTGGAGCTGCACGAGCTGGCCGAGAAGGTCATGTCGACCTGCAGCCGCATGAAGGTCGACAAGCTCCTGATCGAGAACAAGGCCGCCGGTCACAGCGTGGCGCAGGAAGTGCGCCGCCTGATGGCCAGCGAGGACTTCGGGGTGCAGATGTACGACCCCAAGACCCTCGACAAGATGGCCCGCCTGTATGCCGTCCAGCACATCTTCGCCGAGGGCATGGTCTATGCCCCGGACAAGGACTGGGCCGAGCTGGTGATCCGGCAGTGCTCGGTCTTCCCCAAGGGCAAGAACGATGACCTTGTCGACACCGTCTCGATGAGCGTGGGCCACCTACGCCAGATCGGCCTCTTGACCCGCGCACCCGAGCGCATGGCCGAGCTTGAAGACGTCCAGAAGTTTACCGGCAACACCGACACCTCGCTCTATGGCATTTGACATCACAGCGGGAATGTGAATTTATCGCCCCTGAAGATGTAGGAGGCCACATCCCATGAAGCGCGTACTATGCGATGCCACCATCGACCGGTGCGAGACCGGTTTGCTTGTTGTCACTGTTACCGTCACCGGCAGGGGCGAGCACGAGGGCATCGTCCGCGTGTACGATGCGTGGAACCCCAATGACGACGACGCAGCTCGCGAGGGTATCCAGAGATTTGTCAAAGAGCTGGGAGGCGACCTTTGAGTATCATTCTGCTGGGTGGCAAGACCGCCGCCTTCACCGCCGGTATCACTGAGTTCACGCCGACCGGTGAGATTTTGCCGTTCTTCGCCTTTGGGCCGACAGGCCCTATCGAGGCGGAGTTGGCTGGCAAGCTGCCGCAGGGCGAGGTGATCGACGACCTCGACAGTGTGAGAGAGACAATTCGTATCTTCAACGAGCACGGCACGGTTGTCTTCTTGGACAATCTCGAGGCCTCGTCCAGCATGCTGAACACCATCGTGCGGGTCATCCGGATCGCCACTGAGAGCGACTGGGTGTTGCGCGAACAAGAAACCATGACCGTGAACTGAGAGGTAAAAATGAGCAGCGACATTCCATGGGCGCGGGCCGTACTGCGCGACACCATCAAGTCTTTGCGCGCCCACCAAGGGGCGGGTGTGACCGAGAAACAAATGGCAAAGGCCATTGAGAACGCGATCCTTACGATAGAGGTGGCGCTGTCAAACATGACCCGCGAGACCGTCAAGCCGCGCCGGGCCAAGGTCGAAAGCGATGTGCTGACACCCGAACTGGCAGTCGACATCCGGCGTCACCTCAAAGAAAACCCGGGGGCGTCCGTCAAACAAGTCGCCGCCCTGTTCCATGTCAATCAGGGGCGCGTCACCGAAGCTCTGCAGGGCAAGGTGTAACCATGATCCTCAACGGCAAATCCCTCCTTGAGGCTGCGCCTATCAAGAACATGCTGCCCACCAAGGAGAGGATGTTCGGCGTGTCGCACGGCCTCGGCGAGGCGGGCTATGACATCCGCCTCAAGCAGACAATCGAGTTTCGGCAGGGCCACACCGGCCCGCATGTGTACGTCGATGACGTGTCTCGGGCTGGGCGGTTCTGCATTGCCTCGGCCATCGAAGAGTTCGACATGCCGACCCACCTTGTTGGCATCGTGCACGACAAGAGCACATGGGCCCGGCGGGGTCTGTCCGTCTTCAACACTGTGATCGAGCCCGGCTGGAAGGGCTTTCTGACCCTCGACCTGGTCTATCACGGGTCGGACTTCCTGCTGATCCCGGCAGGCGCTGGCATCGCGCAGGTGATTTTCCACCACACCGTGCACAATGCATCGTACGATGGAAAGTATCAAAACCAAGAAGACAACCCCGTGGAGGCGATCAATGGCTAAGTGGGAAGACATGCCCGACGACGGTTACCAGCCCCTGCGCCGCGTCCTCGATCTGGCCTTGGATCAGTCCGCGAACGGCAAGGGCAAAGAGCGCCACGCGAACGATAAACCCTTCGACCGGCAGCCTATGTTGGAGATCGGCCGCATGGTCGGTCACGGCTTTTGCCTCGGTCAGGCCATCAAGAAGGCGCAGGAGGCCAGCCGCATGGAGCCAGACGCCGCACAGCGCGAATTGCTGGGTGCGATCAACTACCTTGCCGGTGCGTACCTTCTACTGGAAGAAATGAAGGCGACCTGATAAGATCGCCCCAAACCATACCCCTGAAGGGACCAT